TCACGCTTGCTGGACCCGAGTTCGGACCTGTGCAGCGCGACTTGAAATTGATCTACAAAGCTGGCCATTCGCCGGATGATGTGGCTGCGTTCATGGGGGCACTGGAATCAAGCGGTGAATCGTGGAGCGCTAACTGGACGATCAAGACCGTGCGGATGAAGTTGGCCGAGTTCAAGGCTGGGAAGCTGTTCAACGATGTCGGCCCATCTCGCATGTTGGATGAATCTTACGATTCGGAAATTTACGAACGCCGGATGAAGGGGGTTGCATGAGCAGAAGTCAATCCGTCCGCGAAGAGGCATTGCGACTCGACGGCTATCGCTGTCAGGTGTGCGGAGCTGATCGAGACACTGCAGTCTTGGAGGTCCACCACGTTCGCCCGTTGGGAATGGGCGGTGCGTATACGCGCGACGTGGTAGAGAACTGCATCACACTGTGCGCAGAACATCACCAAGACGTTGAGAACGGAAAGCGGTGGATTCAGGAGTTCGACCGTGACCGAAACGTCTTCGTTTGGTGTGACCAGATGCACAAGCCGATGAACATTGAGCTGTGGTTCTACCGCCGTCAGGACGCCGAACGCGGCGAACAGATCACGACGCGCCTATCCGCCTACGCCATGATCGACAAGGACGTTGCGCGGGACGCGCACGAGCTTCGCCAGGTGTTCAAGGCTGTGGATCCTGAGTCAAGGTCGTTCAAGGAGTATCTCGCGGAGAGGGGGATTGATCCGCGGCTGGACCGCGCAGCGCAGCTCTACTCAAAGAGCCTCGACTGTGACGTCAGGTGGGAAGAAGGCGTGACGGCGACGGACTACCGGAGGATGTTGCGCGATGCTGGCAAGTCTGACCCGCGCAAATACTTCTACGCGAAGCTGCCGCCGGGGACGGAGTTCTACCGGACTGCGAACGAGCAGAAGCTGCGCGATCAGATGGACTTTGGGGAAAAGCTCGTGAAGATCGGCAAGACGGTATGGGGGTTGCGATCTGACCGTGGGGTTCTAGTCGATCCGGACGGGAATGAGATGGAGGTGGTGCATGTCTGAATGGATCACGGCGACTGAGGCAAGCAGGCTCTACGGGATTGGATCTGCTGTCGTCCATCGGCTCGCGTCCTCTGGACAGTGGCCGAAGAGGAAAGAGAGGCAATCCGTCAAGGGCGATGATCGCGAGGTTGTGCTGTTTCGGCGACAGGACTTGGATCGGTTCCGCGAGTCCGATCGGTTTGACCGATTCCGAAATGCGCTGTCACTCGTTGAGTGGGCGGACTCGTTGGCAGAATGGCCAACAGATGAGGAAATCGAGGAACGCACAACCGAAGTCTACAGATACAAAGACATCGTGAGCGTATTGGAGAATCGCGTGTATCGAAAGCGTCCTGCGCTGCAAAGAGTGACGCCATGCGCAGTGTAGCTATTGACTCTTCGGAAAAATCGGGTTAAACTTAGACCCGGTGAAAGGGTGGGATCAGGCGTGAGCGAAGAGCAAGCGGTGAAGCTGCAACGCGCGATCGAGCTGATTTCAGAGGCGTGTGGTCTTGACAAGGAGACGGTTGGCGTATACGTGAAACCGCTCACAGCACAAGACAAGAAGGTGCTCTATCTTCTCAAGAAGATCGCGTCCTCGCTGCGCAGCGTCAAGGTTGAAGTTGGATTAAAAGACGGGATGATCGTCCACGCAGAGCCTCTGCACGGGTTGAGCGTTGACCAGCAACTTGCGCTGTACGAGCCGTCGATCATAAGGAGGTCCGACACGAAGTAGAGAAGGATACTGTTGCCGCAGTAGCCCAGAGGGGCATCGTCTTTACTGACTCCCTCACCCGAAAGGGTGGGGTTTTGTTTTGGAGGGGACAGATGAAACTAACAGCGTTCCACAGGGGAAACATCAAGGGTCAAATCCAATCGATCTTCAAACCATTCGAGCAGTTCCTCAATCCCGGTGATGAGTTTGACTACGCCAAGCTGAACATTGCGAGCTGCCATCTGCAAGGCACTCTCGAGGGCGTTGTCTGGCTCCCGCTCACCGAAGACTCTCCAACCTTCCAAACGGTTCTCGGCATCGAGCAGGGCGACGAATGGCCGGGAGAGATTCCCTTCGCCGGCTTCTATGCCATTTCCCCGAATGAGTGCTTCCGCGCCATCGAGCCAGAAACGCCGTATCTCGTATACGTGACGGGCTGGGAATCGGGAGAGGTGCGCGACGTTTCGGGGAATGTCGTTCGTGACGCGCAGGTGTTTGTGCAGCGTCCGATCACTGAGCCGAACTACGTGTATCTGTCAGGCAACACCGTCTACCACATGGGTTGCGTGAAGATCACGATGAACCAGGCATGACAGATCACGCGCAGGAGATTGGAGCCGAGTTTGGCCTATCCGCTGCGGAAGTTCGTCTGATTCTCAACGCGGCGACGAAGGGGAACTCAAGCATTGACCACTGGCTGAGACTGGCCGTATTCGCTGCAGGGGAGGAATCCGGTCGTCTGACGGTGAACTTCTACAAGGGCGTGATTACCGCCGAGCCTGAGAAGTGGTCGCGTATTCCGCTGGGGTGTTCATGAGGCGCGTGAGGTATGTGTGTATCGAGTGCGGAGCTGAGCACGTTGCGCTTGCTGTGCTATTCCGCGATGCGCCCTACTTCATCGACTGCATTTTTTGCCGAGCGACGAATGCCATGCGCAAGAAGTTCCCTCGAGTATCGAATCACTTTCATCCAACGAAGGGGGGCTGATGGAAGCGACGGCAACGGGTCAACTTGTCATTGGAATTGGGACTGGGCGATGTGGCACGGTCTCGCTTGCGCAGTTGCTGAACGCTCAACCGGACGCACGAGTGACGCACGAATCCGAGCCGTGGCTGCCATGGCGGAAGGAACATGCGTCGGCGAGCGAGCGGGCATTCATGAAGCGCACGTGGGGGATCTTCGATCCTGTTGACGTATACGCGCAGAAGGTTCAGCGATTCGCGGAACGACTCGACGAGTATTCGCTAGTTGGTGACGTTGCATTCTTCTGGTTGCCGTATGTGGATGCGCTCCGAGTTGACTTCCCTGACGTCAAGGTCGTTGGGCTTTGGCGGGACAAGGAATCCTACATCGAGAGTGCGTGGAGAAAGACAGGCGGCGACCAGGGGCCGAACTTCTGGGACTGTCCGCTGTGTGAGTCATGGTCGCTGACCTTCCCGCAGTACCGCGGCGTGCCGAAGCGAGATGCGATCGAGATGTATTGGGAAGACTACCGGCGATGGATTGACTGCAACGCTGACTACGTGATGAGGATGGATGATCTGAATGACGAGACGAAGCAAGACGATCTGTTCAACTTTCTCGGCATTGACTCCCACGTTCACCAATTCGAGCGGTTCAATGTCGGGCCTGGAGACTACGCGGCGGCGAACGGTGTTCGAGAGGATAAGGACGGCGTTGCGTTCAACCTGTTCAAGGTTGGCGGAACTCTGGTGAGGGGTGAAGCGTGAAGGAGGTTGACAGGTTTAAGAAGATGCAAGCACTAGCTGCAGAGGCCCTTGATCTCATTAAGGGGTTGAATATGCCGTCTTCGTATATGCCGAAAGAAAAATGCCGTGTGACGGGGATCACGGTCGGCGGCGTTCCGCTAGATATAAGCCGCGAAACGCATCTTGAGGTTGGCGACAGCATGAAGATAGATGTTCCCGTCAAGTTTCTCGGACCAGGGGCAAACGAACAGAGGAAGTGCTATGTGGTTGACAAGGATGAGTACGACGAGGTCAGTCGCAAGATAGGAGAGATTCGCGGGGAGCTGTTTCGGATTAGTCCAGAGCCATATTGCCCGTACCGGTGCGATTGCGAGCGCATAAGATGAGCAAACTTGAGGGGCTGTTCAAGATCCTGCTTCAATCGAACAGGCTTGACGGCTTTGTTCAAGAATATCGCTTCCATCCGACGCGGAGATGGAGATTCGACTTCGCGTTCCCCAAGCAGAAGGTGGCAGTCGAGGTCGAGGGCGGTGCGTATACGCGCGGACGGCACACGCGAGGATCCGGATTCACCGCTGACTGCGAGAAATACAGCCACGCGGCGGCAATGGGATGGAAGGTGTTGCGATTCACCGGGGAACAGATCACGCGCAAGCCACGGGATTGTATGGGGCTAGTGAGGATGGCGCTGAATGACTGAGAAGACGGCACTGTCGAAGCTCATCGAGGAGTTTCTTCGCACAACATCGAGATCCTTGCCGCGTCCTGACCTGACAGACAAGACGACGCGCAAGATGCTTGCCGGTGAGTTGGCGAGTCGGATCCAGAGGGGGAAGTGATGGGGCGACCGACGAAGTACGACGCAGACTACCATCCGCGTTCCGCTTTAGAGATGGCGAGCCAGGGTCTGATCGTTGCTGAGATGGCGGCGACATGGGGCGTTGCGAAGTCTACCGTATACGAGTGGCGGGGAAAGCACCCTGAGTTTTCGGACGCCCTAAAGACTGGAGCGGACAACGTAGATGATCAGATCGAGAAAGCGCTTTACAACAAAGCCCTCGATGGTGACACAACCGCAATGATCTTCTGGTTGAAGAATCGGCGCAGCAATACATGGCGAGATAGACACATCCAGAAGCTCGAAGGCGAAGTGAAGATTGACTATTCAGACGCAGCGCGAGAAGTCTTGGATAGGTTGGGCGAATGCGATTCGGATCACTCTTCGCAGGAATAGGCGGCATCGACCTCGGATTAGAACGCGCCGGGATGGAATGCGCTTGGCAGGTGGAGATAGATGACTACGCAACCAGAGCCCTCGAAAAGCACTGGCCGGACGTGGCGAGATTTAGAGACATCCGAGAAGTCGGCGCAGCAAATCTCGCTCCGGTTGATCTCATCTGCGGAGGATTCCCATGCCAGCCTCACTCACTTGCCGGTAAGCGCAAAGGCAGCGAAGACGAGCGCGACTTGTGGGGAGAGATGTTCCGAGTTATTTGCGAAGTTAAGCCCAGATGGGTGCTGGCTGAGAACGTTCCAGGACTGCTCTCCTCTGAGGCTGGACGGTACTTTGGAAGAATTCTCAGGGACTTGGTCGGCGTCGGGTTCGATGTCGAATGGGAAAGCATACCGGCGGCAGCGGTTGGTGCGCCGCATGGACGTGATCGAGTTTATATCGTGGCCTACGCCAATGGCTACGGATGGAATGATGCCAATGACCGCGAATGCGGCTACGAACGAACGCAAGAATGCAACGGGATTCCGTCCAAGTGGAGTCCGCATCGGTTCTTCAGTGGCTTGGTGCGACCAAGTGATAGCAGACTGGAGAAAACACGGTGGCGAACTGAATCCCGACCTCTCGGAGTGGCTGATGGGGTTCCCTCTCGGGTGGACCGACTTAGAAGCCTCGGTAACGCAGTCGTCCCACAAGTTGCAGAGTGGATCGGGCGAAGGATAGTCGAATGTCAGAATCAAGCTGGATCGACTCACTAGCGCAGGACCAGAAGTCACAGCTTCGGTCACTGAGTGAGAAGGATCTAGCGTTACTGCGCTACGACTGGCGCAAGTGGGCAAGGCCGAAACAGATAGCCCCTGATGGCGAGTGGTCTGTTTGCATGTGGATGACAGGCCGAGGATGGGGCAAGACTCGTTGTGGGAGTGAGTGGGTCAGGGAACAAATCAACGCTGGACTCAAGCGCATTGCTCTTGTAGCCCCGACCGCAGCCGACGCCCGCGATGTCATGGTGGAAGGCGAATCGGGAATCCTCTCAATCTCGCCGTCGTGGGATCGGCCAACATACGAACCATCGAAACGACGCCTCACCTGGAAGAATGGCGCGATTGCAACTACCTACTCAGCCGACGAACCGGAACGACTAAGAGGCCCACAGCATGACGGTGCTTGGTGCGATGAGTTAGCGGCGTGGCGCTATCCCGAAGCGTGGGACATGCTAATGTTCGGACTACGGCTAGGGACGAATCCTCAGTGCATCATCACCACTACGCCGAAACCAAGGAAGCTCATTCGCAAGATCCTAGAGGACGACAGTGCGGTCATCATTCGCGGGTCAACCTACGAGAACAGATCCAACCTTGCGCCGGCATTCTTCTCGCAGATTGTCAAAACGTATGAAGGGACGACGCTTGGCCGGCAGGAGCTACACGGTGAGGTGCTGACAGACATTCCCGGTGCGCTCTGGCATCGCGGGTTGATCTGTCGAGCAGACGAGCCGGCCACGTTCGATCGAGTTGTTGCTGCAATCGATCCAGCGGTGACCAGCGGGGAGAACTCCGACGAGACAGGCATCATCGTCGCCGGCAAGCTGGGCGATCGGTTCTACACACTCGAGGATCTTAGCGGGCGTTACACGCCTGAGCGATGGGCTCGGATTGCTGTAGAGGCATACCACCGCTGGCAGGCGGATCGGATTGTTGGAGAGGTAAACAACGGCGGCGACATGATCGAGTCTGTCATTCGGCAAGTGGATCGAAACGTTGCGTATACGTCTGTTCGGGCGTCGAGAGGGAAGGCAGTTCGCGCCGAGCCGATTGCGGCGTTGTATGAGCAGGGGCGTGGCTTCCACGTGGGATCCTTCCCAGAGCTCGAGGACCAGATGTGCAGCTGGACGGTAGACGCGGACTGGTCGCCGGACAGGATGGATGCGCTGGTTTGGGCGGGAACCGAGTTGATGCTAGGCACGCACTTGATCACGCGAGTGGGGTCGGTATGACCGAGTTCACGCGCTGGCTGCTGATCGGCTGGGCGATGCAAGGCGGCGGGTGTCTGCTCGCTGTCTGTTTCTTTGTCTTCATACTCCCAAGGCTTGACCGGGGCGGAACGGTATGCTATGATGAATGCGGAGAAAAGGAGGATTGATGGTCAGACGAACCCGAGCGTATACGATCCACCTGCGCGAGTCAGGCAACGGCGACAGGCACGATCAGGATGTGATTGACGCGCTGGATAGCGGCAGCAGAGTTGGCTTGATTCGGGCGTGCATCCGGGCGCAGTTGCATCCTGAGATGCTGACGGATGGTGACAGGGAGTTGTTGAGGAGGGTGCGCGGTGAAGAATGACGGAGGACCGGCGTTTCCGCACGAAGCTGATTACATTCGCAATGACAGCGACGGGTTCGACTTCAAGGTGGAGTTTCATCCAGGCATGTCTCTTCGAGACTATGCAGCGATCAAGTTCGCAGCGGCATGGATTCATGCCCTCGCAGAGCGGAGAGGAGAGGGTGGATACAGCGACGAAGAGGCAGCAGAAGAAGCTGTCAGACTTGGGCTGATTCAGGCTGACGCCATGCTTGCCGAGAGAAGCGTTAGAGATGGGTAGGCGAATCGCACTGATACTCGCCGTTCTCGCGCTGACTGGATGTGTTGCGCCAGAGATTGACGTTATCCCCACGGCGACGGAATCGCGCCCACCTGTGTTCTCGAGCCACCTGCTGCTCAACGGCATTCCCGGCGACGAATACCTGAGCGTTGCCATGCGGTATCTGGTTGACCTGCGCTATCGATCAGCAGACGAACGAGGGCCGTGGACGGGCGTATACGATCCTGACGGCGACGTGGTAGAGGTCGTGAGTGTGCGGACGTGGATGCTGCTCTACGGCGAGTGGGTAGAGGACGCTGTGTTCTGCCCACCGTATGACGGCGGAATTCACGCCTGCTGGAGAGCTGGCGAGACGACATACATCGAGCCTGCGTTCGTTCTGTATCCAGGGACGGGGCGCTGGACATCTGACGGCGTGCTCGTGTGTCCATACCCAGAGACAGGCTACGCATCGCCGTTTCTCGGCTGGTATCCAATGCGCAGCGGCGAAGGGTGCTACTCGACGTGGCATCCACAGACGAGCTACAAGATTGGGGTTACTGCGACAGACGGACATAGCGTGGTGACGCACAACTACTACCTAACCATGGGCGCATCGCTGGGAGGGAATGCGAGCATCGCGAGGGAGGAAATGTGACTAGGCTGCGAGAGGCTATCGGAGATCTTCTCTGCTGGATAGGGCTACATCATCCGAAGGGGCAGATTTCGATGTTTGGAGGCGAAGAATGAGGGATGGAAAGAGAGTAGTCATCAGCGTTGTTTTGTCCGTGATATTTATTGTCCTGGCAGTGTCATCTGTTTTTATGGGCGTACTTCCACAACGGCTGTTCTCGGATCCTATGGTGGCAGAGGAAGAATTCACGATAACGGACACTGGAATCGACATCGGAGACATAGAGTACTCGGACGATCTTGCTTTTGCCGAAGAGGATGAGGTATTCCTCACTATCGAGTGGGATCCGACAGTGGAGTTTGGTTCACATGATGAGCCGCTCGACCTAGCCTTCTATCTTCAGTCTGGCGAGGTCATTCTCTTCTCTACTGATGGCGAGATCACCTATCCAGATACCATGCCAGAGACAGCGCATGAGTTCCTAGACGCTCTGAATAGGGCGTTCAAGATGGGCTGGTGTCGATGCGAGAAGGAGGGCGAATGAGCGATAAAGAGCGAGCGATTGCTGAGTGGGTTGGCTGGAGATGGAACAATCATGAGTTGATCGAACAGGACGAAGGCAAGAACGGCGCGGTACGAGGAGAAAGATGAACCGGACACAGAATGTGGACGAACGGGGAATGATGGTGTACGCGCTGCGCGTACGGGTTTGTTCACCGTACAGGTGTTGCGACTCGCAACAAAAGAGTTCTAACGATGCGAAAGCGTGAACGGGACGGATTCAGTCCACTACTGCGTTTTCGCGCATTCCATGGAATGCCTGCTTGACTTCTGCTGCGGAGTATGCTAAGGTGGGTTATACAACAGCGCATAAGGAGGAAGGATGAGCAACACAGAGGCGATGGCAAGTGTCGCACGATGCACGGCTGAAGGATTGAAGATCAGAGCAACGGCAGGCGAACCTGATGAGATCGCCGCCACGCTGGAAGCGCTAGACAAGTATCTAGGCGCATTTGCGCAGCCGACAGAGGATATGAAGTGTCTGAAATGCGGAACAGTCCAAACAGGGTTTGCTGCCCAGATGCTTGGGAGCGGATTCCAATGGGGGCTGCGGAATGGCGAAGGCGCTTGTGCCACATGCGGATGGCCCGCTCGTGGTTTTCATAACATCCCCGATGTTGGCACTCTGAACATGGTGCTCCAGTATCACCCGGACTTTGTGCCCGAGGATCAGGACGAATGATGAACCCCAAAGCCAACGAAACCAAAGTCCAGCAACGCCCTGACGGAACCTGTTGGGGCGTGTTCCCTGCATTCGTTCGTGACGAGATGGGGATGAAGGGCGGATCTCTCTTGCGGTGGACTCCGATGGGTGGAGGTCGCTGGCAAGTTGAGGTGTCCGGGTTCGAGGAGACGGTGAAGCGTGAACCAAAGGGAAGCGAGGATTGAATGGGGACATACAGACTTAGTGCTCGAGAATGGGATAATCCGACGCTCGTTGATGGTCGCTGGATCTCAATACGCCCCGAACGTGGAGCGGAGTTCACAGTATTCGAGTTCCCGACTATCGCTATACGGCTGGACGGCTACAGCCAGTTCGCGTTGGACGTAAGGCGCAGGCTTGGATAGGGAGAGTGGGTGCGCTGCACCGCTGGTTTCTCGTATTATTCCATGGAAATGCCAACCCTGCGCATCCGCAAAGTGACGAGGAAGAGGAAGGGAAAGCCTGATGTCGTCGAGTACGTCTGCACCTTCCCCAAGGAGATCGCAGAGCAATTCCGCCTTGTGGACAAGACTTTCGAGGTATTGGCGCACGATCGCAACCACATCCTATTGAAGCATTCCATGGAATGCGGAATCGATTCTAAGGGGTCGCAAATCGCCTCAAACGACCATGGCGCACCTGAACACGGACAGATGACGCTCTTTCCGTAACCCCTAACCGCCCTTGACTTTGATCCCGACTTAGTCGTATACTTCTGATTGAGACTAGAATGCGCGCGACGCGCATGTCTGACCGTCTGCTAACCGCAGGCGGTTTTTTCTTTTGCTTCGGGGGTGTAATGGGGGTAGGTCAATCCGCAATTGACGCGATCGCACGATGGGCAGTCCGACGAAGCTCTTACGCTCCGTCGGCTCCTCGCGTTGATGGCGGCTCGGTTTCCGGTATGCCGTTATGGTCTGACTGGTCAACCGAACGTGCGATCAAGGACGGCTACAAAGCCCACTATGCGCTCTACGCGGTGACCTCCGATCTAGCTTCGTGTATACGCTCCGTTCCGTGGAATCTCTATCGCCGGACGACTGACGGTGCGGAGGTTGTTGATACTCACCCGCTGGCTGAGTTCATCCGGCGACCAAACGGGCAGGAGACGTGGGGTGCGCTGATGGAGGCATGGGACACATACAAGTCCCTTTCCGGCAATGCTTACGGGCTTGTGAGTCAAGCCGGCGACAGCGTGCAGGTATGGAAGTTGCGACCGGACAGGATGAAGCCCATCCCTGACAAGAAGGGATACGTCGCCAGGTGGGAGTACACCGTGGATGGTGCGCCGGACTACTTCAAGCCGGAAGACATCCTGCACTTCAAGTTCTTCGATCCTGGCAACGACCATCTGGGAATGGCTCCGCTTCAAGCGGCTGCGCATCTGATAGACACGTCAAACGCAGGGATTGGATCGAACAAGGCGCTTGTGAACAACCTCGGCCGGCCTGGTGGTATGTTCAACCCAGACGGATCAGTTCCGCCGTTGAGCGAAGAGCAGCTTAGTAGCTGGGTCAAGTCGATCAAGGCACAGACGACGGGGAAGAATCGCGGTCAGTACCTTGTCAATCCATTTGCTGCGAGTTTCCAGCACTTTGAGTTCACTCCGGTTGAGCTGGACTACCTGAACAGTTTCGTCACCTACGAGAACGGTATCTACAAGGCGTTCCACGTGCTACCCGAGGCGATGGGCGCTGAATCCACATACGAGAACAAACGATGGGCCATTCGCGAGAAGTGGAATGGGCCGGTGACCACTCGATTGAGAGAGATGCGCGGTGTATTGAATCACCGCTTTAGCGATGCCTTTGGGACGGCATATCCGGCGGCGGTCGGGGATCTGTATTTGGACTACGACCTGACCGATACGCCGGCAGTGCAGGAACAGCGCAAGGAACTGATTGAGGCCGCGAACAAGGTATGGGCGATGGGCGTTCCTTGGGACGTGATCGATCGCGAGATGGATCTTGGATTCGGTCCGCAACCTGGTGGCGACACAGGCTACATCTCCTCAATGACGTTGCCCGTTGGCGCATCACCTGTAACTGAAAGCCGTTCAAAGCTGCCTGACGACCATCGAGCTGCGTATTGGAGAGCTACCGACCGCCGCAAGCAGGGGTGGGAACGTGGGGTAGCCGAGAAGGCGAAGGATCTGTTTGCGGCGGAACGTGGCACTGTCGTCAAAGCCATTGAAGGCGGAACGCTCGACGTGGAATACCTGATTGACGCGAACCGCGAGGCGTGGGAGCGGCTTCTCTACGCCGTATACAGGGCGATCATCGAGGACTTCGGGCTCATTGTGAACACCCAACTCACGGGGCGCGCAGACGGTGACTTCGATCCGTGGACGGACCACATCCAAGACTTCGTGACGAGACGGACGGCGGAGCAAGTGACGCTCATTCAAACGACCACGAAGGATGCCATCCGCAAGGTTGTTCTCTCTGGGGTCAACGACGGGCTGTCCATCACAAAGATCGCGCGACAGGTCCGCGAGTCGATGGAGAACGCGAGCGTATACAGATCAGTAATGATTGCCCGCACGGAAGTCCACGCGGCGGCGGGGTACGCGATGCACGAGTCCGCGAAGCAATCAGGCGTAGCGCAGGAGAAGCACTGGCTCGATTCCGGCGACGAGCGGGTGAGGGATTCCCACGCAGGCAACACGGCGGCGGGTTGGATTCGATTCGACGAAGCATATCCAAACGGTGCGATGTATCCCGGCGACGGGACGGACGACATCAATTGCAGATGCACCGAGATGTATAGGGCGGGGTGACGAGATGCTAGTACGAGCTTACAAGATGCAGGTGCGCGAGACGGGCGACGAGGGAACGTTTACCGCTTACGCATCCGTCTTCGGGAATGTGGATTCATACGGGACAGTTATCGACAAGGGCGCATTCAAGCGGACGATTGATCACAACGACGGGGCGTTTCCGCTTCTGTTCTTCCATGACCCAACAAGGCCCATTGGCATGACGCTTGCCGAAGAGGATTCAAAGGGCTTGCTGGTTCGCGGAACGATAGACCTGGACATCCCAGATGGGCGAATGACCCACAGCGGCATGAAGAAGGGGTACATCGATCGCATGTCGATCGGGTTTGACGTCAAGGATGAATACAAGCAAGACGACGTTCCGCACTACAGGGAAGTCAGTCTGTGGGAAGACTCGCTGATCACGCGCAACTTCGCGGCCAACGATCAAGCCTTGGTCGTTGACGTTCGTGCTGCGTGCGGCGGATTGCAGAGGATGAACGCGGCCATTCGCAAGGGCGCAGAGGATGACTTGCGTGCGGCGATGGCAGAGCTGCGCACTCTGCTTGGACCGGAGGACGGCGACGGACCTCCGGACGAGTTTGCCGACTTTATGGCAGAGACGCGCGGGCAACTGAAGGAACTAACGGCACTCCTGACGAAAGAAGGCTCGGCGCTGTCCACCCTTCTCGTTTCGGACTCGCCATCCGAAGGAAGCGAACCGCAAGAGCACTCGCTTCTGGATGAGCTACGCGCATACCGCGCAAAGCTCGACAAGACATTAGTTGAAACGAGGTGAGGGGAATGGCAGAGATGAGTTCTGTCGTACAAGTCCAGCAGGAATTCAAACCTGTAATGGAAGAGTTGAACCTTCGCGTGAAAGAGCTTCGAGACCTCCAGGGGAAACTCGAGCAGGAGCGCGAGGAGTTTGGCGAGGGTCTGTCCGAGACGCAGGCCAGCATTGAGAAACTTGAGACTCGCATTGGCGAGTTGTCTGAGCAGCAGCGCAAGCTGAACGAGGAATTCCACGCGCCTAGGCTGTCGAACGAAGAGCAGAAGGCAGTGGATCGTGACGAGGAGCTTTCGTTGTTCTTCAAGCAGCTGCGCTACGCAGCGGGCGCAGGAGACAAGCTGACGGAAGAGGAACGAGGGAAGCTGTATCCGGATGGTCGGCGCTACTCGATCCCTACCGAGCGTGGGCAATGGCGTTCGATGCAACCAGAGCAGGCGCGTGCGCTTGTTGAGAACACGACGGGGCAGATTCTCGTTCCTGAATCGCTGGATCGAGCAATCATCCAGTCGGTTGAAGAGACGAGCATTGTGCGCCCGTTGGCCACCGTCCGAACTGTTGGTGTGGACCGCGAGCGATACCGGAAGATGACGCAGTTCTCGGTTTCCTACGGTGAGGCTCTTGAGTTGGGCGGATCTGTTTCCACTTCGGACACGACGCCGACTGAGCACTATCAGTACATCGAGGATGGGTATGGGCTTACCTGGCTCGGTGTGAATGAGTTGATGGACTCTGACGTCAACCTGCAGCAGTTCATCATCCAGTCGTTTGCGCGAGCGAAGCGCGAGACGGAAGACGAGAAGTTCCTGACGGGTTCAGGCCATGCGAGCTTTGAACCGGAGGGGCTGATTGACTCTTCGACGATCACGGCGGTTGAGGCAGCCAACGCATCATCGATCACGTTTGAAGACCTGATCGACGTGACGTATGGCTACGAGGACTCGAGCTCAACGCCGTTGAAGGATGTCTACCGACGCAATGGCGTCTACTTCATGCACCCATTCACCGAGCTCGCTGTGATGAAGATTCGCGGCGACGGCGGCGGTGGTGCAGGAACTGGCGACTTTGTGTGGCAGCCGGCAGTCACTGCAGGCAATCCCAACACGATTTGGGGTCACAGCCTCTATACGTCAACCAACATCAGCCAAGTCGGAACTGGCAACGATTCCGTGTGGTTTGGTGACGTGCGAAGCTGCTACAGGATTCTCGATCGCATGGGAATGACGATGCAGCGGTTGGTTGAAGTCCAGGCGACGGCGGGGCTTGTTGGCTTCCTGTTCAAGTTCAGGAATACGGGCGGAATCATCCGAGATGAAGCAGCTCGGATTCTCCAGCATCCGTAGGGGGCGACAATGAAGAAGAAACTACACATTTACGTGTTTGTGGGGCTGGCGATCCTCTTCGCGGGGATCCTGGCCTTTGGTGACATCCAGACACGCTTCGACCCTGACGACGACGGCCACGAGCTGCACTTCGACGATGGGAACGAGCTTGTCTTTGGAACGGGTGACGATGCGAACCTGGTATGGGAAGACGGCGACGCGAACGCGAACTATCTCGCGATCGAGCTTCCTACTGGCGGGTCTGTGAACGTGCCTGTGCTCGGTGTGGGGATTGGGCTTGACGATGTTGACCTTGGGCTGTTCAACGGCGAGACGTTCCCTGGCATCTTCTTGATGGACGCGGATCGTGACTCTTACGTTGCTCTGACGTGGGCATCTGACGATAACCCGGAGATCGAGGTCGGCGGTGTTGCATCTACGATCACGATTCCTGGCATTTCCGGCTACACGCTCAACGACGATACCGACTTCAGCTTTGGCACGAGTGACCCTGTTGACTTTGAGTGGACAACGGCAGACGCCAACGCGAACTGCCTGATCATCGATATGCCAGCAGGCGGTGCAACAGACGTTCCGGGCTTCGGTCTGGTGACAGCAGACGCCGACTTCGGCTACTTCAACGGCTATACCGCTCCGTTCTTCTTCATCGAAGACGACGACGGGGATAGCTGGGTATCTCTTGAGTGGGCGGGAGACGACGTGCCTTCAATCAACGCTGGCGGATCGGCTACATATGTTCGCGTCGTTACCGGAATGACGTTTGGTGTTGACGACACTGATGTTGACGTTCAGTGGTTCGGCGAGACTTCCGGAGACTACGTTCTGTTCGACGGATCTGCAGATACCGTCGAGTTTGAGGACATCACGCTGTCCATTATGGATGACACGCTCATCTCATTGGGTGACGGTGATGACTGGACGATCGAATACGACGAAAACGGAACGGACCAAGGGCGCATCACCGGCGACACGATCTTTGAGGACACGGTAACGGTTGGCGCGGCGAAGCTGACGATGACGGGAACTGGCGCGACGTGGGATCCGGCAGAGTTGGCAGATGGCGCACAGGAGGCCAAGGACTTCACCGTAACAGGTGCGGCTCTTGGCGATGCTGCGTTCGCTGGTGCTGGTGTTGACGTAACGGATCTGCTCGTTTCCTGCACGGTGACTGCCGCCGATACGGTGACGGTTGTTCTTGCGAACGAGACGGGTGCGCCTGTCAATCTGGCGTCCTCGACGTGGTACGTCTACGTGATCTTGGACGACTGATGTCTGAGTACAGCAAGAAGCACAAGGTTCGTCTGCTAGTGGACACATACGACCACAATGCGGGAGAGGTAGTCGAAGCTGACTACCTCACCGCTCATGCTTGGGTGAAAGCCCATCAAGCAGAGTTCGTTGTGGCCGCTCCGAAACGGGCGAAGGCTGCGCCAAAGAACATGGCAAAGGTTGCGCCTGAGAACAAGGCAAAGGAACCGGAAGTAGAGGAGTAGCATGGATATCGGGAAGGCAACCTGTCGGATTGAGCTAGATGGCATTGACGAAGCTATTGCGAAGCTGCAAGAGCTGGAATCAAAGATCAAATCCATCCGCGCGATGTGTCCTTGTTGTCCGTGCTGGTGGATGCCTTGGTATCCGCCCGTCAATGTTCCTTTTGCGTGGATTGACTGTGATGATATCAGAACCACGACATCCACGATTACCGAGAGCAAAGAGGAGTAGCATGGGCAAGGTTGCAGACACACTCACATTTGCCGATGAGAAAGCCAAGATCAAGTCTTACTGTTTCATTGACGGAACCGACCACGACACGCTCTTGGAGGCTCTGTTCGATGCAGCGGTAGTCAAGGCTGACACATACCTGAACAACCCGTTCGAGGAGTTGAGGCCGACGATCGTGTGCGCGAGTGTCGCCGTTGGCGATACCGTGACGGTTGGCATTGGCAAGCTGCCTGAGTTGTCTGGAACCGAGATCCCCGAACGCTACTTGACGGCGAGTGGATCGGGTTCGCTATCCGTCCACTCGAACGATCTTGCCACCTACAAGGCGGCTGCTGCGCGAGACGAAGACGAGCGTGAGTTTGCTGTTGGTGATACCGATGGTGACACCGCGACGAATCTGGCTGCGCTAATCAACTCCACCACTCTCGGCGGCTCTTATGGGGCTGTCGGGGTGGATGGAGTATCCGCGTCTGTCGATGGCGCGACGATTACGCTATCGCGGCGGTATCCCGGTCATGGTGAGGTTTACGTCTCGAGTTCAAGCAAGACAACCCTTCTCGTAAGGCAGGTTAGGACGGCTATGAGTCTGCCTGCTGCGGTGAATCAGTGGATCTATCAGTACATCTATCGCCACTTCAAAAACCGGGGCGCACTGATCCAAGAGACGGTGACAGGCCAAGGTACAAAGATGTGGCTGTCGATGAAGTCCGAAGAAGCGGGGCTTGTGGACAACTACGACCTGCTTGCTCCGTATCGCTTGGCTCCGGGGGCGTGATGTTTGACCAGCGTATACGCATTGAGACAGGAAGCCGAACGGCGACTGCCACGTCTCCGACTGGGGCGTGGTCTTCGAGTTCTACCGAGACGAGATGGGCAGAGGCGGTAGTCATTTCTCCTGCACAAGCGGTGAATCGCTACCAGATTCCTTTTGACGACAAGCTGATGTGGGAGTTTCGGTTCAACGACGAGCCGTCGATCTCACTGGGCAATACGAGATTCGTGTGGGTGACAAACGGCCATCCGAACAACCTGAAGATCTACTGGCCAAGGTCAACCCCGATCAACGTTGACGGAGAGGGTCGCGTGACGACGGTGCTGGTTGAAGAGGATACAGAGGAGACAGCGAATGCCTAGCGCGTTTGTTTCAAACCTACCCATGGCGCTTGCGAAAGTAGTCGCCGAGTCTCAGAAGGCATTGAGATCAGCGGCGGACGTTGGGCGTAATCAGACGGTGAAGAATCTGACCGGGGCGCGATCGGGGCGACAGTACAAAGTGCCGGGGACGAGCGTGACGTATACGGCGTCTGCCCCTGGTGAGTTCCCAGCCGTGCAGACTGGGCAGCTTCGATCAAATGTGCGTATACGGCCAGAGGGCGACGGGTATCAGGTAGGAACGGACGTTGAGCACGGGCTTTATCTGGAGAAGAAGCCACCGCAACAGGGCGGACGTGAGTGGCTGAAGCCATCTCTCGAGCAAGCAAGACCGGCAATGCTCGCGGAGTTGAGCAAGCGATGGTTCTAGACGCGTTGGCTTGTGTTTGCGTATACGCGCTGGCGATGTGGATAGCGTGGAAGGTGAGGGCATAGATGGCGGTAGAGACTGGACAAGCAATCATCACGGCGATCTACAACCGGCTAACGGCTGACACGGCGCTCAAGGCTGCAATGGGCGGGTCAGTTCGGCTGTATCGGGTGATGGCTCCTGCTGATCCAGATATGCCTTACCTCGTTCATCGGATGGAGTCGGCAGCCTACGACCACTCCCAGTCAACCTACTGGCTCGATCTGTGGCACTACGGCGCGGACTCGGCAACTGTGGACACGATCATCGAGCGGATTCGCGTGCTGTTGGAGAACTGGCGGATAACAACCGGCGACTCGGAGATTGGAGCGGGGCGGATGCTGTTCAACCCGAAGGGGTCTGGATTCGTTCCTTCGGACAATAACCTCGTCTGGCACTACTCGACGATGTGGACGATTCACTACATGAGCAAGAGATTGATTGGACTGGTGTCATGAAGATCTTCTGCGCGATTCCGAACCTTGGCGAGATTGCAACCGGCAATGTCTGGAACCTGCTCCACTGGAAGTCGGATCCGACGCTTGACATTGAGGTGTATCTGCCGGAGGGCGTTGTCCCTGGATCGAGGGCTCGGAATGTGATCCATCAAGCATTCCTCCAGTCCGATTGTGACGCGCTGTTCATGCTTGACGAGCGAACGGTTCCGCAGACGGCATATCTTGACAAGCTCTGCTACCACCTGCGGACAAAGGACATCGTGAGCGCGTGTGTCCAGACGATCCAGCTTGACGCAGCGAAACAGCCTCATCTTGTTCCGCTTGGATTCCGATGGCATGACGACGTCGGCGGGTATCTGCACGAGAACTCGATTGGCCTGACGGAGATTCACACAGGGTCTATCTCGTGTTGTCTCGTGCGGCGAGAGGTGATGGAAAGGGTTGAACGGCCTGCATTTCAAACCGTATACGACGGCGAGTTCGGCGAAGAGGGAATGACATGCGACTTTGACTTCTGTGAAAAGGTGAGGGCGGCTGGGTATCGGCTGTGGATGGACTACGACATGCTGTGCCGACATTACCAGCGGCTAGAGACGAAGAATATCAACGCAATGCTGAACCGGGTCAACTGGGCAGCGAAGAGGTGAGATCATGGCAAGGAAAGAGGGAATCACTAGCAGCACACCCGATCGGATTGTATTGGGTCCGGGGATTGTGTATGCGAACTACCAGAATGGAACGGGGACTGAGCTCGGCGCGGTCCTTGGCGGCGGCACGGCGACGGTCAATCGCACGAAGCGATACATCATGCCCGACGGCGCAGTTGGCAAGATCAAGGATCTTGGCTTCATCGAGGCAGTTGACGCATCGCTCGAGCTGAACATGCTCGAGGTCACGAAAGACAACCTCGTGAAGTTCATCGCAGGCGCTGCGCAAAGGGCGTTTGCTTCTGCTGAAGCGGTTGGAACGGGCGATGGGACAACGACAATCTTCGAGCTTAACAACTCTTCGGACGGGTTGTCTGACGCTGTATTCGTTGACAGCACGCTCCAGTCGAGCGGCTCCACGGTGAGCGGGACGAGTCTTTCGTTCGCATCTGCGCCATCTAGCGGTTCTGCTGTGACGGCCGACTACTCCTACTCGGGAACGCCGAGCGATGGAGACTTCAGCCTGACGACCGGCGACACGGTGATTGCATCGGCTGACTACCTGACGAACATTGCGATCGTCTTCGAGTCAACGAGCGATGCAACCGATGGCGCAATCCTGATTCTGGACAACGCACTCCCGATGGGCGGCTTCACGCTGGGCATCCCGACGGGGCAGGAAGAGATCGTTTTCCCAATTACGTGGGAAGCGCACTTTGCGGCCGGGTCTGAGACGACAGAGCCTTGGCGCTGGCTGCATCCGTACAACACCTAGGAGGGAATATGACTGACAAGGGCGCGGCCCCGATGGTTCGTGAGATGCCGGTGCTTGACATTGCCGGAAACGGATATCGGGTACGGAAACTCGGGCTTCAGCAGATTGGCCATCTTGCCAAGATCTACGCCGCGTATTCATCGCTTACTGCGCGAGCAGCAATGCTGCAATCGATCAGCGACCCGACGCTATTGGGAACGTTCCTTCTCGATGCGTGTGCGATTGCGTTTGATGAGGTCGTTGAGCTGCTTGCGAGCGTGATTGGGATTGACGCAGGCATCTCAGACAAACGCATGGCGAAGCTCAGAGAAGAGCACGACCGCAGGAATGCGCAACGTCTGGAGAATGGGCAAGAGGAAGTAGCATGGGTTGCCCCATCGAACGGCGGGACAATCCGCGATCCTGAGACGTTCCCGCTCGACGCCCTTGTTGACGTCATTGAAGCTGTCATCGCACACGATGACGTGGTGTCTTTTTTCGACAAGTTCAGGCGGATGCTAAAAGGTCCAGCCCTGAAGAATCTGACGAAGCGTTTGAGCGCGGAATCGATCGCATCCAAGAAAGGTACGGGTGGACGGACGAAGAAATCCTAGCACTGCCATACTCGCGGCTTCTTCAGTTATTGCGCGTGACTGCGGAGGCCAAGAAGAACGAGCGTCGATGGGATGCGTTCTGGAGTTGGCGATCGAATCCGCCAATGAAGGAAACGTCAAGCGGAAAGACTCAAGTGATTCCGTTTGACGAGTGGGCGGCAAAGATGGGATTCAGCGAGCCGAAGCTGCTTGAGCTGCCAGACAAGGACAAGATCGAGCGGATCATGAAGAGGGCGAGGGGCGAATAGTGGAAGTCTTCAAACTGTTTGGAACGATCAGCCTGAACAAAGATCAAGCCTTGAAGGACTTGAAGGATACCGTCAATGAGGCGGAGAAACAGTCCGGCAAGCTCCAGCAGGGTTTTGAGAAGGCTGGCAAGTCCGCCGAGAAATGGCTGAAGCGCGGTGCGACGGTTGCCGTCGCCGGTCTCACGGCTGCCATGGTTGGCGGCGTCAAGGCTGCTGCTGACTTCGAGACTTCCATGACAGAACTCGCCAAGGTGACGGATCCTGAAACGGCGGGATCTGTTGCCGCAAATATTCGCCAGATGTCCAAGGATATGCCAATTGCCCATGAAGCTCTGATGGGCATTGCCGCTGACGCTGGACGGCTTGGAGTTGAGGGCGTTGACAACATCCTTGCGTTCACTGAGACAGTTGCGCAGATCTCCGTAGCCACTGACATCATGGCGGAGGAAGCAGGAACGGACTTTGCGCGGCTTCTCAAGTTGCTTGGCGAGGACATCGAACAAGTAGACGAACTTGGATCTGCTATCAACGAACTGTCAAACAATATGGCAACGTCATCCAGCGAGATCGTAGACGGGATGCTGCGATCGTCTGCTGCATTGAAGGGGCTGAATCTCGGGACGGACGAAGTTGTTGCGCTGAATGCCGCAATGAATGAAGTATCCGAATCCTCGATGCGTGCAGGAACTGCGCTGCGTACTGTTGCTGAGAAGCTGAAGAATCCAGAGAAGATGAAGGAGCTTGCAAACGTTCTCGGGATCACGGTTGAGGAGTTCCGGAATCTGCGCGACGAAGACCCGATGACGCTGTTCAAGGAACTTGCGCTTGCCATGAATGAAGGCGGGACGAAAGCAGAGGAGCTTACAGGCATCCTTGGCGAGAGCGCGTCCCGGCTCCAGGCACTTGGTACAAACTGGGAAGGTGTAGAGGAAGCCGTTCGGATGGCGAATGCGGAATTTGAAAACGCAACGTCATTGCAGAATGAGTACAACGTCGCGTCGGATACATTCTCGAATCGCGTGCAAACGCTCAAGAACAACTTCCACGACATCATGATCGACGTAGGCGATGCGCTGATGCCGACGCTTGATGAGTTCGTTTCGTGGATGAGGTCAAATACGCCAGAGATCTCAGAGCTTCTAACAGGAATGGCCGAAGGGTTGGCAAAGACATTCGGGTGGATCCTCGAACACAAGGAAGGGCTCAGCACGGCGCTCACCGTGATTGGCACTGGGATTGCGGCTCTTGGGCTTGCATCCCTCCTGGCACATCTGAATCCGATTAGCCTTGCGATCGGAGCTGTATCTGCTGCCATTGCTGCGCTCATTGTGTATTGGGATGACGTTGTTGGGTTCTTCAAAGATGTTGGCAAGGCCGTTGGCGGGGCTTGGGAAAAAGTGAAGGGATGGTTTGGATTTGGCAAAAGCGCGGGAGAGGAGATCGCAGCCGGCCTGCGAGCAAGCAAGGAAGACATCACAAGCGCATTTGACGAGATCCTGACAGTTGAAGATCTGAAGAAAAAGGGGCGAGATCTCGGAGGGGCTTTTGCTGAGTCATTTGGTCAGGCTGCTGGAAGAGAGGCTGGAACTGGAATCACAGCAGGAACGCTAACAGGCGAAAGCAACATGCTAGGGTCAACGGTTGGTGGATCTGCGGGTATTCCTGATCTCGTGCTCCCAGAAGATGAAACACTTACAGCATGGGAGCGATTCTGGCAATGCCTGAAAGATGGGACAGCCGATCTCAGCGAGTCTCTTGCGGAGATGTGGGAGAACACACGAGACGCAATTGGGAACGCAATTGCTGACATCACACTCGGAACAATCCGAGGGATGATGGCGCAAGCGGACGCCCACAAGGAAGCGAAAGAGCAAATTCGCGAAGACACAACAACAACTCTAGAGGAAGAGAAGAAGGCACTCGATGAATCGCTTGAGGCTCTGCAATCAAATCTCGATACAGGTCTGATCTCGCAAAACGACTACACGGCGCAACGCATCGCGCTTATTGATGAGTTTGATGCGCGCGAGAAGGAACTGATGGAACAGCAGGAGTCGCGCCTTGCCGAGGAAGAGGAGCTGTACAAGAAGCAGAAGAAGTCCATCTGGGAGATCCTGAAGGACTCCGTGCGCGACGTTCTCAAGGCCATCAAAGAGGAGCTGCTTCTCAAAGCCGCTGCTGCGCTTGCCGAGGCCATTGCAATGACGATTGGTCTGAATCCGCTTGCTGGTCCGAAGTATGGTGAAGCCGCCGCGTATGCCGCGGGCGCTGCTGGTTTGCAGATTGCCGGGTTTGAGCATGGCGGCGTCTTTGACCGGCCAACAGTGCTCCCTCCCCAGTTGATTGCTGAGGGCGGGGTTGCAGAGGCGTTTATCCCTCTTAGTCCTGATGTGCTTGGAAATATCGGGCGTGGGATTGCTGCGAATATGCCGCAGTCGGTTGGCGGCGAGATCGTGAATCAGTTCTACCTTGACAACGTGAAGATGGACTCAAGCGCAAGAGTGAACGAGCTGGCCGAACAGCTTTACTCGCTTCAACGTTCAAGGTCTCGAGGCGCAGAGGGGAGGCGGATGTGAGCGAGATTGCACGAGTGACCATCGGCGGGATTGCTGACACTGCACTGGGCCTTGTCCTGTTGCCGGATTATGACGAGCCGATCCTTCCCGAGCCACGACAGCGATTCGTTGAAGTGCCGGGGCGGGCTGGCAGGCATGAGTTCACAGGGAGTATCGGGCCGCGTGTGATCAATCTTCGCTTTGCCATCGTTGACGCAACGACACGGGCTGGGCTTCAAGCACTTATCCGCGACGTCTCGGATCTTCTGCTTGACGACGATGGACGGCCGAAGGATACGACACTCGTGTTCGACAAAGAGCCCAACTACACGTATACGGCGCGATATGCCGGGGGAATTCCAGTAGATCGGCTCATTCGCGGCACTGTTGGGGAATTCACGCTGCCTATGCTCTGCTCGGATCCCTACGCCTACGGCGCGGAGGATACGGACTCATTCACGATTACTGCTAGCGGACAAGAAGAGACGATCGAGAACGCGGGCGACTTCAAGACGCCGCCGACGATCACGATGGTTGTCAATTCAGGCACCATAACGGGCTTTACGCTCATGGTGAAACAACTCAAAACTTAGGGGGTGAGCGATTATGGCAAGCTCATTCGTAACAGCGAAGGCGAACTCTATCCTCACGGCAGAGTTCAAGACGGCGACGATCTACGGCTCGTTGCATCTGGCAGATCCTGGCGACGCTGGGTCTGCAACGTGCGAAGTGGCGGATTCCTACTGCTACGCTCGCAAGGAGATCACGTGCGCGACAGACGCGACGGCGCGATCTATCTCCAATACGAGCGCACTGGAATTTGACGCGGCGAGCGGTGGGAACTGGGGAACGATTACCCACTTGGGCGTCAACACCTGCTCGACGCAAGGCGAGACGGTGGACGTGGCTTACGGCTCGCTGACAGCATCGAAGCAGATTGACGACGGAGACCAGCTCAAGTTCGCAATCGGGAACATCTCGGTATCCATTGCAGCAGGTGCGTAGTGATCAAGTGGGCTGAGTGCAAACTGAAGCTCACCCCTGGACTACGCGCCCAGTCCACAAGGATCAGGGATGCGGAGGCGGCGGTTGACTTCCATGCGGGGATCAATCTGCCGCCTTCCGAATTACCAAACGGGCCGATTGAACTGGTAATCCAGGGAAAACACGCGGATGTTGTTATCAAGCTGCTGTCCATGCTGAAAGACGGCAAGGGCGACACGCAGGAGATCATCGACGTTCTGAGGGGGTTGGCGAGTGATAGCGATTCTGCTACCAAACATGGGAACAATCCATGCTGCGCTGCATGACTGGCTGACGATTACCGCGGCGAGTGTGCCGATTGTCGAGTTCAAGACGTATCACGTCTCGCCGCTTGAGAAGGCGTTCAACGAGCTTCATCGGCGATTCATCGCGTCGGACTGTTCTCATGCCTTTGTTGTCAATTCGGACGAAATGCCGCCTGCTGGGGCGCTACAGAGACTGCTTGAGCACGACAAGGACATTGTGAGCTGCGTTGCTCCGAAGTGGGACGAGAAAGTAGGACCGCTTCCGGTGGCATGTCGGCAGTCGGGTGACGTCTTCCACTACGTCAACGATGGCGGATTGCAGCGCGTTGACCGTTGCGGGTTCTCTGGCGTCTTGATCAAGCGCGAAGTGATGGAAGCTATCCCCGTCGGGACATTTGAGTATACGGAGACGGCGCAGTGCGCCTGTGGGTGGATCGATCACTTGGCAAGAGATGTAGACGTCTGCCCGAAATGCGGAACCGATCTGGCCGTTGACGGCACCTACTTCATCTCGCCGGAATTCAAGTTCGAGGACGTTGCGCGGGAGATGGGATTCGAGGTGTGGGTTGACTTCGACCTCCAGATGCACCACTTCGTTGAGGTAGATCTGTACTCGATCAACCGGCAACTGATGTCGATGCGGGAGAAGACGCTTGCGAGCTTGACGGACAAGGTGAAACGGCTTCGGGGTGAATGCTCCGACACGGAGATTGTAGACGCGCTGATTGCGCAGGGGTAGGCTATGGCAAGTCTTGGAACGTGGGCGCATCGAATCGCGCTACAAGTATCGAACTCGAACATTGATGCGAACCAGACCCACTTTCCATTGCCCATTGAAATCTCCTCGTCATCAGGTATCACCAACGTTGACGCAACGCCGGTCTTCGATCATCTGAGGTGTGACGAGAACAGGCTGCGCATTGCTGTCACGAAGTCTGATGGCACGACGCAGATCAACGTGATCGTTGTGGAGTGGGATGATGCCAACGAATACGCGATGCTGCTTGTGTCGAAGTCAGACCTGACGTTCTCTTCATCTGAGACAACAACCCTCTATCTCTACTACGATCGGCAACAACCATCGAATACGACGTATGTGAAGGATGCCACGGGGTATGCTTCGGCGACGGTATTCAGTTCTGCGATGGAGTGTGCATACAGCGGAATTCAAGAGTCAATCACGACGTCCGATCGCACTGACATGAGCGGGATGAACCTCTGGCTCTACAACAACCGCGCAGAATACTACAACGGACGAACATACTTCACCTGGCTGGATTACACGAACGCAGACATTGAAATCTCGTTCTACGATCACGCCCTTGGTTTGTGGGCAGATCCTGTGAAGATCGCGAACGCCTTTGCGTCTAACGCGCATCACTCCCCAACCCTGTGTGTTAATGAGGATGGTCATATCTGCGTCTTCACTGGCGACAATGACGAGTCGGACGACGTGATCTATATGTACCGCTCGACGTATCCCGAGATCATCACGAATTGGGGATCTGCGGTGACGGTGGCCTCTCCCAGCAAGGCGCAGTATCCAAACACGTTCCTTCATTCTGACGGAACGCTTGTCATGCTCTACCGAGCAGAGGAAACGTATGCTGAAGTGCATCGCATTCTCTCCACAGATAACGGGGCGACGTGGAGCAACGACCAGACCATCTACCAGGACACGGCAGACTCCGCGGAGAAGGCATACTTCGATTACTGGTTTGATGAAAACGGGCGGCTTCATTTTGCCTGGAGCTACAGGAGCACGTCTGGCGATTCACAAGACCTCTATTACGCCTACTGTGACAACATCACAGACGCAACAAGTGCGTGGAAGACAGCAAACGGCACGTCGATCACGCTTCCGATGGACAGCACAACGGCAGCATATCGCATCTATGACTCATCTGGAGACGGATGGGATCATTGCTACATCGTCGGCGTCGTAGCAGACGGCAACAAGCCCTATATCTTTGCCAAGTTAACGGATTCTGGCACAACGAACGAAATCATCTGCATGTACTACTCGAGCGGATGGTCAACTACGACGGTTGTTGCGACAAACGACCTTGGCACGCCATCCGGCAGTGATGTAGCTGATGGAGACTGCTACATCGATGGCGACGGATATGTGTACGTTTGCTTCACGATTGACGAGTCGAGTACAGATGAGATTGACGAATACTACTCAACAAACGGCGGGTCATCCTTCTCGAAGAAGCGAGACGTGACAAGTAGCTCAAGCGGGAACTGCTATTGCCCGTGCTATCCACACAACCTCCTCGATGATGACTCATGCCGGATGATCTGGTTCGTCGGCGCTGCCTTGAACACAGACGGCGACATTCACTACTGGGGCGGTTCTGACAAGGATCCGCAAGAGGCCGCGGCATCGCCTACCTACATCATCGACTCGACATCGAACGATCGGAATGTTCTGGTTGGCGCGAATACCCCAGACGTTGCAACAGGAGGAAATCCGGGATCGTATGAGAACTTCGACGGATCGGAGTACATGGACCTGTCATCTGAGGTCTCAGATATTACGTCTGACGCTGAAGGCGGGTTCTCTTGTCGCTTCAGAACATCCTACACATCAGCGAACCAGACCATTCTTTGCATCTCTGATGCGAGCGATGCAGATAGCCGACTAAAGATCTTCATCCAGAATTCCACCGGGTATCTGAAGGCGTGGTTATCCGAGAACGGCACGAAGTCTTGGAGTCTCCAGCAGGACACGGACTACGCAGACGGCAACTGGCATACGCTAGGACTGTCGGTTGATAGCAATGGGTTGCGTGTATTGGTCGATGGGTCTGCCCTGTCGCCATCATTTGCACAAGGCAGTGCATCGTCTACCGAATGGGTTCACGACATCAATGATGTTGACGCCTGGATCATTGGCGCAGAGAAGGTATCGGACGCTATCGGTCAGCAATTCAACGGCGACCTTGACGAGATCAGATACTACTCCGATGCCCCGAGCAGCGCGTGGTTCAAGATGGAACACCACGGCCACACTGACAACCTGATCACATGGGGAACTGACGAGTCCATCAAGTATGGCACGATTGCCGTATCCGCTGGCGCATCCTTGGCGGCACAGCAATCGCGCATTCGATGGGCTATTGAATCGATTGGCGCGACAAGCAGCCTCTCTGCCCTAGCCGACCTTTTCACCCTTGCCTCCGCAAGTTTGTCCGTCACTGTGAACGGCCCCGTCTCTACGTCGAGCATTGATGCAGGGGCGGCGGCAAGCAATCGCGCGAGCGAATTGACGTATGGTTACACGCTTCTTGACAAGACAAACCCAGCAGACGGGAATGGGACGATCACGTCAGTTGAGATTTGGGCAAACACTAATCTCGGTGGCTGCAAGGTTGGCACATTCTACGAGGACGGCGGATCGGGGAAGTACACCTGCCGAGACTCTGCATCCATCGGTAGCGTGACTAGCGGCTCGAAGCAGACCTTCTCCGGGCTTTCGATCGACGTTCAGACAGGCGACCTTATCGGGATCTACTACTCGTCTGGAACCTTGGAGCGCGATGGAACGGGCGGCGATGCGTGGCAATACTCCGGCGATGCGTTCGGGACTTCGCAGGCGACGTACTCAGACAAAGCATACATCCTGAGCGTATACGCAACAGGGGAAGCGCCAGGAAGCGGAATCGACGCAAGCGCTATCATGGCGGGCGGCGGATCGATTGGCGCAGCGGCCTCGCTTTCCATCACGCCGACGGCAGTGACTCAAGCGATTGCGGCGATTGCTGCTGTCGCGGCTGTTGCCGCATCGGGCGAAACAAACACATACGCGAGCGTTGCGATTGCGATTGCCTCTTCACTCGGAATCGACGGTGACGCGCTGTTTGACGCGGCGGCATCCATTGGATCAACGCTAAGCGCAGCGGTTGACGGCGACCTCGTAGCGGGTGGCGCGGCGGGTATTGACATCGCGGCTTCGATTGCTTCTGACGTTGACAGAATTCGAGGGGCAGTTGCGTCCATTGATGGGGCTGCTTCGTTGGCGGTAGATGGGTCTGCGATTCTCGCGGCAATCGCGGCGATTGAAGCTGCGAGTTCCCTTTCGCTCTCTGGCGACATCTCTGGTGTCAAGTTTGCCGTTGCTGCAATTGCTGTTGCGGCAAGCCTTGGAGCGGATTCGCAGGCAATCAAGGACGCAATCGCGGCGATGCAGGCGGTGGCGTCTGTTTCATCTGCTGGCGGCGCGGTCAGGGATGGCGAGACAAGTGTGAGCGGGTCCGCTTCGATGTCTCTTGAGTCTGAGGTAATTCGGGCGGCGGTTGCGGCGATTCAGGTGGGAATGTCATTGAGTTCGGATGCAGACGCAATCCGATCGGCCATTTCCGCGATTGCGGTCCTTGCTGCCCTCTCCGCATCGGGAGCACTTAGCGGAATTCAAAGCGGCGTCGTTGCAATTGCCGTCGCAGCGAGCCTTGGACTTGACGCAGAGGCTATCAAGGATGCCATTGTATCCATCTCCGGATCGCTCAACATAACCGCAACGGGCGCGAATCAGATCTTCGCAGCACTTGCCATTGCGATCGTTGCTGCGATGTCTTCTGCTTCCGTGATCGTCAAGAACGGCGTGGTGACTATCACCGCGGCAAACGCCATCGAAGCATCGGCCTTGTCATACCTGGCGCGGCTCTTCGCGTATACGGGAACGCTGACCAGCGGCGACCGGCTCATCATCAACATGGACGATCAAACGATCACTTTGAACGGGGTCAACGTTACGCGCTACGTGTCCGGCCACTTCTGGAAGCTATTCCCCGGCTCGAACACGGTCCAGTATTCCGACGATGATGGATCAAGGTCAATCGCGGTAGACGTTGAGCACAAGCCGAGGTGGTTGTAATGGCAGAGACTACCGTATACGCAAGCTCAGGCGGCGGCGAGCTCCTACTGCAACAACTGGCGACGGCGGCGTCGTGCGCTATCTGGCAGATTTCCGTGAATGCTACGATGTCTGACACGTCCTCAACCTACTATCGACTGCTCGGAAGCCGCGCGGCCATCGGCGGTGGGAAATACAACCAATACATCCGGCGGGGATTCATCTACTTCGACCTGTCAAGCATCCCCGCTGTGGCGTCTGTCTCGTCCGCTACGCTCTATGTGTACATCAAGTCGCAATCGGCTACCTATGGAATTGGGCCGGGCCTCAAAGTCAGAAGCGGCCAGCCAACCTATCCCAGCGAAAGCGGCGGATCTCCCAACCTTCAGCTTTCAGACTTTGGCCAGGCCTACTACTCCGACATTGCGAGTGTTGCCGATTCAAGCATTTCAGTCGGGTCATACAACGCGATCTCGATTCCTGTGGGAAACATCAACCCCGGTGGGTTGACCAAGTTTTGCCTTACCTGTGACTATGAATGCAATGGCACTGACAGATACGAGCAGCTTGAATACTACTCAAACAACGCAGCGGAGGCGCTGCAGCCGAAATTGACTGTCGTATACGATCCAGGCGGCGAAACGGGCATTGAAGCGTCCGCGAGTGTTGACGCCACTGGAGACCGCGTACGTTACGCGACAGCCGCTATCTCGCCTGCGTGTTCTCTTGCCGGGGATCCCGACATCGTGTGCGACGGCTCGGCGGCAATCTCCGGAGTGGCGAGCATCGATGCGCTGGCCAACTACATCGTAGGGTCGGGCGTGGAGATTGGCTCGACGATCAGCCTCTACCTGGACTGGGGGTCGCCGGGATTCTGCAACATCAGCGCAACGGCAAGCATCTCCGGACAGGCAACACGAATGCGGTTTGGTGAGGTTTCGATTGAGTCCGCGATTGCGCTCGTGTTGGAAGCAACGCGCGTATACAGCGGGCAAGTAACGATTGCCGTCAATACGTCTGCTTCGGCGGCTGCGCTTGCCTACGTCACTCGGACGCTCGGATACACCGGGAATCTGTCAAGCGGCGACAGGCTAGTCATCGACACCGACAGGATGACGGTCAAGCTGAACGGGGCTGACGTCAGGGCAAACATGACGGGTGACTTCGTGAAGCTATTCCCAGGAACGAACACGATCAAGTACGAAGACAGCGACGGATCTCGAAACATCTCACTAGACGTCGAACACGAACCGAGGTGGTTGTGATGGCAGTCAACGCGCCGGTTGTGATCTACGATACCAGTCTGAACAAGCAGGCATATCTCCCCTTGGCGTTTGACGTTGCCTACGAATTGAGGGCAAACGAGGTCGGGCGTGCGTGGTTCTCCATTCCGCTAGACGATCCGCACATCCATGAGGTGACAGAGCTGCGATATGCTGAATTGTTCGACGGAGATTCACGCGTTGAGATGTTCCGAATTCTCAAGTCGTGGAAGGGAAGAGACGCACGCAGCGAATACGTCAGGTTTGAGTGTGAACACGTTCTCGGAACGCTCATGGATGACGAGTTCGATGATACGTTCAATGCAGGTTCAGTATCAGGCACGTCGCAAGCCATCACGGACATTCTCGCCGAACAGGGAACGGGACGCTGGACAAAGGGAACGTGCGCGTTCTCTGAATCCTACCTCTACGAATGGGAGCGCGGAACGTCGATTCTGAAGGCGCTGCTAGATGTTCCCAAGAGATTCCAAGAGGGCTACTTCTGGACGTTTGATACGACGTCGTATCCCTGGACGATCAACCTGATTGCCCCGCCTTCGTCCGTAACCGCCTACATCGATTATGGGCGAAACTTGAAGTCAATCGAGCGCGAGATGGATATGACCGGCCTTGTGACCAAGCTCTACCCGCACGGGTCGGGGTCGGGCACTGACCAAGTTGGCATCACCTCAGAAGAGCCGAGCAGTCACGAATACATCACGAACAACACTGGAACCTATGGCACGATCGTCCACCACTGGACCGACCAAAGGTATCAAACCGAAGCAGAACTATACACGGCTGCGGTTGAGAAGCTGGCCGTTCTATCCGTTCCTAAGTATACCTACAAGATCGCTGCGGCGGATCTCTACCAGTTGACGCAAGAATCCATTGACGACTTCGACATTGGCACTCTCGTTACGGTGAATGACGAGGGGCTTGACATCGACGTTGACGTAAGGGTGATGGGCATTCGGAAGGGTGACGTTACAGGGTCGCCGGGCGAGGTTCAATACGAGCTTGCGAACAAGGGTGAGGAATTCGACCTATCCGAGAAGCTAGAGTCAAACGATCTATCTGGAGTGTCCATTGCGAACATCCCCGGTGGCTCTGTCGGGTCATTGCCTTCAACCCCAACTGACGCGGGGCTCTACATCTCGAGTTCCTACCTTGGCTACCACAACGGCTCTAGCTGGGCAACCTACATGGGAGATGATGGACGACTCTATGCCTCAGACGGGACGTACTACTTCGACTTCAACCCAGTGGCGGGAACGCTTTCGATCAAGATCTCCTCAATTGACATCTCAGCAGACTCAAACGTGGTTGATACGGCGCAGATTGTGGATGGCGCGGTTACGAATGCGAAGATCGATTCCCTATCAGTCTCGAAGCTGACCGCAGGAACGGTTGACGCGCAGACGATCACGCTTGCCGAGACAACGGGATCCGCGATTCGGCAAGGCAAGGATAGCTTTGCAGATACTGACCCTGGCTTCTGGCTAGGCTACGCAGCGAGCTCATCCTTGTTCTCAATTGGCAACGCGACGAACTACATGAAGTGGACGGGAACAGACCTGCTCGTCAAGGGCAGCATTACCGGCGACATCAGCGCAGACCTCAATATGTCCGGCCATGCGCTCTACAACTGCACCGACCTGCGCGGCGGAACAGGTGCTGCAACGAACACGCTCAATCTCGATACGAATGAATGGCTTGGTGAGGATGCGAACACCTATCTCCTGCTCGACAAAGATGCCGGCAGTCTGAGGTGGGCTGGTGACGGGACCGTATACGCAGGCTCTGGCTTGACGCTGCAATCGGGCGGCGACTTCACGATCCAATACGACAGCGGATCATATGCTCTCGAGCTGCAGACAACGCTTGACAGCGGATCGCATACCAGCGTCCACGGATACCTCGTGTGCAAGGATTCCGGTGGGACGACGTGTTACATCCCAGTAACGACATAGGGGGTTCCATGGAAATGAAAACTTTGGATATTGGGCGACAGATTGAGGTGGTCAGAGGCGTTGAAGTCCCGAAAGTGGACGGCAAGCCGATGACGATTGGCGATCTGTTGGTGCGGATCATCCCGATCCTGCGCGGCGGCGAGAATGCGCTGCGGCTGTGGAACATCGGGCTTGAGATCGATCGAGCAATTGGAGAGGAGAGAACAGAAGTCACGCTGACAGTCTCCGACTGGAGCGATCTGAAGAGGGCTGTGCTCCACGTAGATCATCCACTGTGGGGTCAGGTGTGGGCGCGGGCGAATTTGGAAATGGCGTTCGGAGAGGAGTAGCACATGGGATGGGTAGCGGATCTTGAGAGTCTGCCGGTAATCGTTGCGATTCTGGTTGTATTCACCGCTTGCCTGAGTCTCGTCATTCGCTACATCTCGAAGCATGTGGTCAGTCCGTTCAAAATACTCATCGGGAATCATCTAGAACATCTAACCGCCGAGCAGAAGGAAGATCGGCTCGAACGGTGCAAGATGAGGGAGGCGCTAGAGAAGCAAACCGAAGTGATGACGGAACAGAGCTACGAGTTTCGGCGGTTGTGCGAGAGGATAAACGGCAAGACTGAACGGGGTTGACTTTAACCCCTTACTTAACGTAGAATTTGTGCGAGGAAGCGGTCCCGCTTTGAGCGGGTGACTAGCTCCCTGGACTCGTCCAGGGGGCGTTTTGCTTTCTAGGGGGTGATTGTATGGCTTGGGTTGGATATGTCGTCAAGGGATTCTTCGCAGTAGTGCAGTTCGTCAAGAGCTTTGGCGCTGTACGTGCGATCATCCAAGACGACGGAACTCAGCAGATGAAGATTGACGCGGTTCACGCTGAGTTTCAAAAAGTGGCTGACAAGTTGCAGCCTATCGTAGACGAGACATCAACAACGATTGACGATTCAATTCTCAATGGCCTTCGTGAAGTGCTGCACATGATCGCTGAACTCGTGGTCACGGCTTCACTGAAGAAGATCGCAGAGCTGGAGGGGACGACTTGAAGAAACTAACAGCAATTGCGGCGATTCTCGCCGTGTCTATCGTGGCCTATGCCGGGCCGTATTTCATCATCGAGCAGAACCCGATCGACCTTGACGCGAGCATGGTCGTTGGTTGGGATTTCGACGCGCCATTCATCAACTTCACGAACCTTGGCGTGTACGGCGACTTCAACGTCGAGAACGATAACGTGTGGGTGTATCCAACCCCGTGGATCTTGGGCGGCGAGTTGGGGCTTGCGTGGTTTAGCGAAGCCTTGGCTTTGGACTGCTTCGAGATTGGCGTTGCGACGGACTTGATCCTCGCGCCGGCTGCGTGGCCGGAATACGTTGAACTTGATTCGTGGACAACGAGCTTCGAGATCATCGGGCGACCGAGCCGGGTGGTGACGCTCTATGCAAATGCCGACTTCGTGTTTGAGGTGACGAACCCGCCTGGTCCTGTTGGGTTTACCGGGTTGTGGACGTTCTTGCCGCGTGTAGGCATCGAGGGTCACTGGTAACAGAGAGATGAACTGCGAGAGCCAGCGTTTCAACCTCCTTTCGCTGGTTTGGCCTCGGGGGAGCTGTGTTAGGGCCGCAGCTCCCCTTTCCTTTTGGGGAGGCGTTATGAAGAAACTAGCAGTGCTCTTATGCGTCCTGTTGATGCTTGCCGGCTGTGTCCGACTCGGACCGCAGGATGTCGTGGAAGTGAGACTTATCAGCAACGAGGGCGCGATCTATGCGCCACTCATCAACGGAGCACCGTGGGGCTACAACGCCTGCGTGCAGCCGGGGGATGATTACGTGCTTGACTTCAACCCCGGTAGAGATCAATACGGCAATCGAACGGGCTTGAGTGCATCGCGGTACACCGTGGAGGAAGTGACGGTACAGTGCGAACTCAAGACCGAACAAGACACAATCTTCCTTGTGATCAACGCAACGACGCGCTGGGCCGAGCCGAACCTGTTTGTCTGGTTCCCAGGCTACACAGCGCCAAACGAGCAGATCAGCGGGCTTCCTGTTCCATTTCAGCCACTCACGGGGTATCCGTGGGATCCGTGCCGTGGCGCGAACCTGGCAGAGATGGCATCGCAGGTGGCGACGGTTGAGGTGGTCGCGCGCGCGAACTGGATTGAGGTTGAGTTTGTCCTGCCCGAAGGCGGGCGTTATCGGCTAGAGGGGCGGACGTGGACGGATGAGCACTCGATCAGTATGCGACTGACTGATCCAGGTGCGTACATCGTGGCAGAGGAGAGCGGCGAGCTTTACGAGTTTGACGTGCCAATCGACTGGTTCTACATCGATGCGGCGTTCCAGGTGAACGTTGGGCCGACGGGGGTGTGCTGATGCGACGAATAGCCTGGACAGGACGATCGACGGCGCGGCTTGTTGGACTGATTCTCGCCTGTGGACTATGCGTATACGTCGGATTCTGCATACACGGTTGCGGGCCGACAGAGCCGCCGAAACCGCCAGAGCCTACAACGAATGCAGACCCGATCTCGCTGCCGCCATTCATCGCCTCTACGTCTCAATCAGCGGGCGCGTATGTGCTGATCGACGTGCGACACCGCGAGCATGGGTGTGATTCGAGCGGGAATCCAACAAGCGTCACCGGGGCATACGATCCCGATGGCGATTCCATGGAATACCGATTCGAGTGCGCGTGGAGTGTGTTCGACGATGCGGGTGAGAAGATCAATGACGAGTGGGTGACTTTTCCCGAAGAGACGCATCCAAACGGCAAGACGGAGCAAGCAGCCATCGTGAAGCTGTGGATTGGCTGGACGGAAGATTCCCCGCTGATGCCCGTTGCGCCACAAGACTGCGGACCCGATCCTAGTCCCGTGCAGTTTGTGTACTCCGTGCGAGATGGGAAAGGCGGGGAAGCGTCTTGCTCGGCGGTGATTGGCAAATGAGTGTGGCTATGATGAATCCGTACACGATCAAGAAGCAGCGCGATTCCATCGTCGTCACATTCACTGACGTAAACGCAGGCTTCGAGCAGTGGATTCTATGCCGGGGCGATGCGCACTTCGATTCTGCCTCTTCCAACAACGCGCTGGAAATGAAGCACCTCAAGATGGCGCAAGAGCGCGGGGCGCTGATCGTTGACATTGGCGATCTGTTTGACGCGATGCAGGGAACGCACGACAGGCGCAGACGGTTTGGCGCGTCAATCCAAGATGTAGAGATGGACGACTACTTCGATGTGCTCACAGAGAAAGCCTATCTCCGCTACGCTCCATTCGCTGAGAACTGGCTTCTGCTTGGCATGGGCAACCATGAAGACAGCGTGCTACACCACGCGCAGACAAACCTCACACGGCGGCTTGCGCACAAGCTCCACGCCGCAGGAAGCCAGGTGATTGCCGGTGGGCTTGAGGGCTGGCTGCGTTTCAGATTCTCGCAAGACAACGACAGCAGACATTCCTGCGGCTACTTCGACTGCTACTACCTGCACGGGTATGGCGGCGGTGGGCCTGTCACGAAGGGCGCAATCCAAGCGAACCGCAGACAGACGTGGATCAACGCGGACTTCGTTGTCTCCGGCCATACGCATCAATCGTTCCACCTCCCATATCGCCGTTTGCGGCTGAACAAAATGGGCGGCGAGGAATCACGCCGGACCGATCACATCCAAGTGTCTGGCTACAAAGAGCGTGACAACTGGAACAAGAGCCGGGGCCATTCTCCAGAATGCCGAACAGCGTTCTGGATTCGGTTCTACGGCAATGGAAGTCAAGTCAAACGCCAAGTGATCGAGGTTGAGGAGTAGATGGGGCGGTGATCTAGTTGGAGGTCGTAATGTTCATTAGCGGGTTTCTTGCGGGCTGTCTTGTGGGGTTTCTTGGCTGTATCGCATGGTTGGTGAGCAGCCGTGACAAGTAAGTGTCCATCGTGCGGATCGGACGACGTCGTTGAGATTTACGACGATCCGGTGACGTACCAGTGCAGGAAGTGTGGTGAGGTTTTCGGCGAAGATTGACCGGCCTTTACGTTTGGCTTGTGAGTGCAGTTGTGATACACTGCCGCCATTATGAGGAGAATGTGGTTCGCTCTGATGTGCGTTCTCTTGACGGGTTGCAGCATGATTGCGCCCGAGATCCCGTCTGTCGCTCCGGTTGACGACCCCGTCTTCGAGCCAAGCCCAGTGATCTATCCGCCAGTCATCAATGGCCTGAAGGATTGCTGGTATCTGACGCCGTTCGCGCGAACGCTCATCTCGTTTGAGCAGTCCGTTTACTACGACGGCGAGTGGGCGGCGGAAAGCATCATCGTTCGCGGGTCTTCGTATCCGCAGCCGTATACGATCTTTCACCCGCCCTACGAGTCGGGCGTGTGCCACGCGGAGTATGGTTTCGTGCATGAGAACTCGTGCATCGTCTATCCGCTCTACGTGAGCATTGACAACGGCGGACTGCCCTACTCGCCGACTGCGCTTGACACGGGATACCCGCACATCGGATGGAAGAATACCAACGCGCTGTATGCGGAGTTTCCATCGTCGAGTGACAGCGAGCTGGAGATCCCTGCGCAAGATGGAGAGATCATCGTGCGTATACGCGACGAAACGGGGCGCATCACGGAGGCTCGGTTTGAGATTCCGATTCAGGCGCTCGACTACGGCGTCTCGAATTAGCACACGCGCACATCAAAGGCTATACTCTGTCCATGTATGATCTAGAGGCCATTGCAGACGCCCTGGGGTTGAAGTCGAAACACGCTGCGCGTAAGCGCGTTCACGAGATTCGAGATGTGCTAGAGAAGCGCGAGTTCATCGTCTACGATCCCTCGAAAGGCAACGCCTTAACGGTAACGCTTGACGGGTTGAACCTTTTGCAGCGATTGAACGAGATGAAAGGATCGATTGCAGAGCAAGCCAACGCGCTGCGCATCGAGCTTGGCGACAGCGCCCCGCCACCAGACGCCGAAGAATTGCGAGAATTTAAGCAGGCGGTCAAAGAGTGGCGTGCGCATCATCGAAGCGAACACAAGGCCTTGGAGGGCCGCGTGGAGGCACTAGAGAACCGCAAGGGGATATGGGTAAGCCTTCGCGACATGCTCACGCGTCCGAGAGACACAGAATCGACACACGACGAACATACATAAATACGCTGATTCTGCTATACTCTCGCGCATGGACATTTGCGAGACATGCGAAATCTGTGACGAGTGCCCAATCTGCAACACGCACAAGATGACCGTCTACGTGGCTGAGAAGTACCGCGAACATCAGACCATGTGCTACGTGCTGAAGCTCGCCAAACGCACGGATCGTTCCCCAAGCGAGATGATCATGGAGCTGCTTACGGCATACGTCACCATACACAAGCATATATTCAAATAGTAGACTAGACTTCCACGATTGAATACTGTAGGCTTGTTCACAGTGCCGGGGGTGATGGCGACGGATTTCCTGTCGCCGGAAGATGAGGTGCTAATTGGTCTATTCGCAGAAGGCCCATTCGATCGACTTTCCTGGCTATTGTTTTGACGCCGAATTCCTATTACCCTGGAGGGAATCAGAGGGGCTTGACTTTATAAAACATTTGGAGTAGGGTATGGACATGAGCCAAGCAATCAAGCAGGCAAGGACAGACATGGAAATGACGCGCAAGGAGCTTGCGTCCCAACTCGGATGCACTGAAATGAGCATCTACAACTGGGAAACAGGCAACAGTCGTCCGCTTCCTGTCTATCTCGTTCAGCTTGAGAAGGTGCTTGGCATCGACCTAAAGGAGGCCAAGGATGTCCATTCAAAAGAGCGCCCCTCCCCAGAGAACTGAGGAGGGGACAACCAACCGGGTTGCCGCCCGGTCAGAAACTAACAGTGTAACAAGCAGCGTAGCACAATCGGACCTTCCGGTCAAGATCATCGATCGCTACTACCACCCATTCTCTACGCTGTCCAGCGGCCTACTCGCCGTCCAATCCAACTGCAACGAAAGCCGATTCCTCATCGAGGATGAGATCCCGTGGCTGGGCGTGTTTTTCCGTGCTCCGTCTGACGCTGAATCCGAAGAGATTGAGCGTATACGGGACGCGGTTATGGATGCGCATGATCGCTTGGATGACATGGCGAAGCACGTTGCCAGAACGGGGATGTGGTAGCCATGAAACTTGCGACGAAACAGCGCGAGAGGCTAGACACGCTGCGCGATCTGATCGGACCAGCTGCGAAGCTCTACATTCACCCGATGATCCAGCGCGACACGCGCATTCACGAGGCAGCGCACACCGTATGGAGTTTCATAGACAGAGAGCTGATGGACGCCGAGCGCGATCTTGTGATGTGCAACACATGCGGCAACGAGTGGACGAAAGACGAATACGAAGAGATGCGCCATGTTGACGCCTCAGATGGCTGGTGTCCGTCATGCGGCGAGCTGGGCGACGTGCAGGAGGTGGAGTGATGGCGCTTGCGAAGCAACTTGCAGAAGTGATGCACGAGGTGGGATACGTCCAGAAGGATTCGATGAACGACTTTCACCACTACAAGTATGCCAGCGCGGAGGCGGTGTTGAAGAAGGTCAACGTCGCTCTTAGCAGCCGCGGCATCGCGGCGTCGACGCGAGCGGAGTTGGTTTCGCAGGAGATCATCAAGACTGACAAGGGCGCGAAGGTGCTTGCCGTTGTCAAATTGTCGATGGACTTCACAGACGGCCAGGAGTCGATCACCGCAGAGGGGCTGGGGTCTGGAATGGACTCTGCAGACAAAGCGGTAATGAAGGCCAATACAGCCGCTCTCAAGTACCTGGTCGCCAATGCGTTCCTCATCTCATGGGGCGACGATCCGGAGGCGGACAACAAGGTCGACCAAATCAAGATCGAAGCAGAGAACCCCTTCACAGATGACGAGCCTGTGAGCTATCCAGAGGCCCGACCAATCGTTGCCGCGATGAAGGGCAAGCGCGGAGTGCGGGAACTCAAGACCTTCCTTGGACACGCTCAGACGCTCGGGTGGGGTTGGGATCAGGCGCTTGGGTTTGCCAAGACACAGGGCGTCGATCTGCTGAACGGGTTGAACTACTCAAGCTGCGCCAAGTTGCGCGACATGGTAAAGGCTGAGAAGGGAGTGGGGTCGTAATGCCTACAAGCATCATCAACATTCCGCCGAACGTCCGCGAACACATGCTCGAATGCCTGGAGTGGTTCTTCGACCACGCATACAGCGGCGAGCCTCTGAATGGATGGCAGTGGGGATTCATCGAGGAAATTGCGCGAGAGGATCGCGTGTGCGATCCGCAAGACTACCTAGCACACGTCGAGAGGCTGATCTATGGAGGGGAAGAATGACTGCATTCCATGGAATGATTGGCAAGGTATTCGAGAACGAGACGAAGTCCGGCAAGCCGTATCTCTCTGCCGTCATCGAAGTGGACGACCACGGCGAAGGCAAGTTCAACGTCTGGGACACTGATCTGTTCGATCCTGTTCGCGAGCTTGAGGGGGCTCGCGTGATCTTCGAGCGGCGACTTGGCAAGGAGAAAGACGACGGGACGCGCTTCCCGGCGACGATCACCTTGATACAAGCGGAAGAGCACGAGCCAACGCCGCACGTCAAGGATCTTGTTGAGGAGATCGAAGCAGAGGCCGAGCTAGAGGCTGACGTTGACGACGACTTCTTGGACACGCAAGAGCAAAACGCGCGAAAGGAACGCGTTCAGGATGCCGGCACGCGAGCCATGACAGCCATCGCAGAACTCGTGGCAATCATCAAAGAGATTGCTTAATAGCCTCCTTGTTGGGGCGGGGTCTGGCTCCGGGCTTACCCCGCCCTATTCCTAGAGGGTTGAACGGGTTTAACTTTAAGGCATAGACCGTATACGCGAGGATCAAATGACCACAAAACAGGCTCATCGGGAGAGCAGCGGCACTGCGCGGGTGCGATACCCGCTCCTCGCATCACTTGTGGCCCAAATCCTAACTGGAGGTGAAGCCGCCTTGGATTGCAGCTTCACTGGGCCACGGATTATGCGCGGCCCGGAAACTATACGAACTGAGGTGATAATCCCCTCACGTGTAAGCACCGGATCTGGCAATGCGGGACCGGGTCGCGCTTCCCGCATCTCTGGCTTGACGATTGATACGAATGGGATGTATGGTAGGGACATCTGCCCTTGCCGAGCTGTCGGCTTGGTAACCCGACGCGAAGGCGCGGCGAAGGTAGAAAGGGAAAGACCCTCGAAATCGAGGGCCGTTGTGTGTGATATGAAGCAGTCGGTTGGTGGCCGTCTGCATTGGTCTGAGTATACGAATCGAACGGGGGATGTCAAGTGGTAGGAATCGGGTGGTGAGATGAGCGAACTGATACGGCTAGAACAGAAGCTCGACAAGAACTTCAAGACGATCTGCCTTGAGCCAATTGAGAATCCGGCGCTGTCGTGGAAGGCCAAAGGTCTTCACACGTATCTGATCAGCCGACCACCAGGATGGAAGCTGTGGTACAAGGATCTCACGCAGCGAGCAAAGGACGGCAAGGCATCCGTTGGAACTGCCGTCAAGGAGCTGCAAGAGGCGGGGTATCTTCGCATTGAGCGGCTAGTGGATGGCAACATGAAAGTGGTCGGCTACAGGTGGATTGTCGCACAGCGACCGGACATGATGCCTGATGAGGGTGAGCCGTATACCGAAAATCAGGATACGGATACCGAGCCGTATACCGATTTCCCGGATACGGAAAACCCGGATACGGAAAATCGGACCCATAGTAGTTATGAAGTATTACCAAGTATCACCTCTACTAATGACCAATATACTAGCGCGGATGAACCGCGCCCGGATTCATCGAAGCCTTCAACGAAGGACAAGACATACCCATCCGACTGGTATCGCCGGAACGAAGACGACTATCAGCGAATCAAAGGCATCACGCTTGCTGGACCCGAGTTCGGACCTGTGCAGCGCGACTTGAAATTGATCTACAAAGCTGGCCATTCGCCGGATGATGTGGCTGCGTTCATGGGGGCACTGGAATCAAGCGGTGAATCGTGGACCGCTAACTGGACGATCAAGACCGTGCGGATGAAGTTGGCCGAGTTCAAGGCTGGGAAGCTGTTCAACGATGTCGGCCCATCTCGCATGTTGGATGAATCTTACGATCCGGAAATTTACGAACGCCGGATGAAGGGGGTTGCATGAGCAGAAGTCAATCCGTCCGCGAAGAGGCATTGCGACTCGACGGCTATCGCTGTCAGGTGTGCGGAGCTGATCGAGACACTGCAGTCTTG